GGTCGAAGGTCGATATCCCGACCCGGAGCTGGAACGACCTGTGGAAGGAGCAGCACGCGAAAGGCTTCATGGTCGCCGGAGCCGCGCGAGACGAGATCCTGGCCGATTTTCGCGAGGCCGTGGATAAGGCCATCACCCAGGGGACGACCCTCGAAGAATTCCGGGACGACTTCGATCAAATCGTCGCCAAGCACGGCTGGAGCTACCACGGAACGCGCGGATGGCGGTCCGAGATTATCTACGACACGAACATCCGCACGTCGTATGCGGCCGGCCGATACAGGCAGATGACCGATCCGGACGTCCTCGCGCAGCGCCCGTACTGGGAGTACGGCCTTTCTTCCAGCGAGCGCAAGCGGCCGCTGCACCTGTCCTGGGTGGGGACCGTGCTGCCGTGGGACGATCCGTGGTGGAGCGCGCATTACCCTCCAAACGGGTGGAGATGCAAATGCCGCGTCCTACCGCGCTCGGCCGGGGACCTGCGAAGGGAGGGCAAGGCCCTTTCCCCGGAGGCGCCCCCTTCCCCTATCGACCCCAAGACGGGCGAACCGGTGGGGATAGACAAGGGCTGGGGCTACAACGTCGGAAAGGCCGCCTGGGGCGAAGGAGAGACGAAACTCCTTCAGGAGGAAAAAGGAAAGTGGCGCGACTTGGTCTCCTGGGGACCCGAAAAATACGGCAGGCCCGAGCGGATCGCCGTGGACATGCCCAAGGCGAGCCCAGGGCCAACGGTTAAGCCGGGAGATATGGCGGCGCTCAGGGAAGTTTTCCGAAAGGCGGTGGGAGGCGACTCGGTATTCCTGGAAGACCCGAAAGGGGAGACCGTGAACGTCAACCAGGCCATTGTCGAGCATGTCGCGGAGCCTCAAAAGCGATGGGACGGCCGCGAAGCTTATTTCCCTTTGATCCCGGAGCTTATCGAGGACCCTTACGAGATCTGGATCAACTTCGCGCAAAACGAATTGTCCGGGCGCGTGGCACTCCGCCGCAACTACATAAAGGGCGTCCGGTTAGGGAAGAAAAGCCATGTCGCCATGTCGGCGCAAATCGAAAACGGCCTGGTGACGGGCCTGAACGTTCAAGCCGCAGCGGAGGATTCCATCCCCTCCCGCTCGCGCAAAGGGAGGCTGATTTATGCAAGGTAAACATGCCGCAAAGCTTTTTGTTTTTAAAATGGCGCTTTTGGTTTCTCTCTGTGTCGCCTGCATCTGCGTGGCGAGCTTTCCCGCCTTCGCGCAGGTCGCCAACAAGACCGGGTACGGCGGCGGAAACGATCAGGGCCAGGTTGCCACCGACCAGATTGGAAGCGGCCCCTGGCTGTTTGACGAAGCGAATTCGGGCGAGACGAGCACCTGGTTAAAGCAGACGACTACGGCCCCTCTCGCGGGATCGCTGCTTACCAACGGCGCCATGATTTCCAATATCACCGGATGGACCGGGGCGCACTGGGCCTACAGTTCCGCCAATGGCGGCGAGGCCCTGCATACTGCCGGGTCCGGATATACCGCGGCACTGTCTTCGGCCAATGCCGTGGTCTCCGGGCAATCGTACGTCGTCGCCTACGCGGTCCAGTACGGCACTGCGGGAAGCGTCACCATGTCCTGCGGGGGACTTACCGACTCCGCGAGATCGGCAGGAGGGACCTACACCTTTTACGGAACGGCCACGGCGACGACGGCCATTGCCTTTACTCCGAGCGCCACGTTCGACGGGGCCGTGCAGCTCGTCTCCGTTTATGCTCAGGGCCCTGCGCTGACTTCGTGCGGAACCGCGCCGTCTCTAGCGCAGGGAAGCAGCAGTGTCGCCGGGATCGTGACTATGGGCTCCGGATCTCCCACGGCCTGCACAGTGACTTTCGCAACGGCTTTCACCAATACGCCGGCCTGCATCGTGACGCCCGCGACCGTATCGGCGGCGGCGGTGATGCCCACCATCGCGGCATCCAATACGGGATTCACGGCGTCGTTTTCCGCTACGGCCACGGCCCCGGCTACGGCCCCGGCCACAACGACGGGCTTCAACTACATATGCGTCGGAATTAACGAATAAGGCATTCACCGCAGAGGCGCAGAGACCCCGGAGGGCGCAGAGAAAATGCCTGATGAAACCAGAGCAGCGCAAGAAAAAGGGTGTCTCGCGCGAAGCCGCGAAGAACGCGAAGGAAAAGCCACGAATGCGAAATTTCAGTTTCTGCCTTTGCCCTTGCTTCGCGTCTTCGCGTGAAACAAATCTCCTTTCCCCCCTTTCATAAAGGGGGGCAGGGGGAATTTTGAACGGAGTACGGCAATGCCGGCTTTGATCCGCATCCAAATAGACGACCGCGAGGTCGTGAACATGCTACACCGCCTGCGCTCGAAAATGGCCGATATGTCGCCGTTCATGAAAAATGCGGGCGAGATACTGGTCGAGGGCACAAAGGAGCGCTTTCAAAGCCAGACCGATCCCGAAGGCAGGCCCTGGAAAGCGCTAACGCCTGCCTACGCCGCGGCCAAGAAGAAAAACAAGGGCCGCATACTGACGCTTTCGGGACAACTCGGCGAGACCATTCGCTATCAGTTGAGCGGAAGCAGCACGGTCCTGGTCGGCTCGAATAAGATTTACGCCGCCATTCACCAGCTCGGCGGCAAAACGGGGCCGCGCACCATTCGGCCCAAAACGAAGAGGGCGCTTTTCTGGCCCGGAGCGGCGCGCCCGGTCAAATCGGTCAGGCATCCCGGTTCCAACATTCCGGCCAGGCCGTACCTGGGCGTCGGGGAAAGGGACCGTGCGCGGCTCCTGGAAGCCGCCCAGCATTATATGACTCAAAGTTAACCCGAAAGGACATCGCGCAATGACAGAGCAAGGCAAAGTCAAGTGGTTCAACGATCAGAAAGGCTACGGGTTCATTACGACGCGGGCCGGCCAGGACATCTTCGTGCACTACTCCGCGATCCAGGGGACCGGCTTCAAGTCGCTGAGCGAAGGCGACGATGTGCAGTTGGAAGTGGTAGCCGGCAAAAAAGGCCCCGAAGCGGCGAACGTCAGAAGGACATGAAGCAAGGAGCGAGGAGCGAGAAGCATGAAGAAAGGCTGGAAGCGAGAAGCGGGAAGCGAGGAGCGGGAATGAAGGCGAAACTCTGGAAGCAAAGACGTTTTTCTTTTTTGCTCCCCGCTCCGATCTTTTAATTCCTGCTTCTTGCTCCCTGCTCCTTGCTCCGGCTCTTCAAGGAGGCACACATGGTATCTCTTAATTCCAGAGGGATGGCCCACGCCCGGGGGCTGATCGCGGCCGGCAAGGTCGACCGGGCCGGTTCCTGGTCCATCAGCGCCGAAGACGAAAACGCCATGCTGGGCAATCCCCCCGATTGGGGCGCGTATTCGGCGATGCATCTCGGCCACGACGCGGGGGCCAACGCGCAGACGAAGGAGGCCTGGAAGTACCCCTTCGGCAAGGCCGGCAAGGTATACCGGTCGGCCCTCATTGCGATCCGAAGCCGCGCCGGCCAACAGCACGCGGCCGAAATCGAAAACGCGGCCGGAAAACTCCTGGAGGCCCTGGACGGCAAGAAGAGGACCGACCTTGCCGAACAGGACGAAAGACGGATCGAAATCTTCCGCGCCGGACGCCATACGGCCATGAGCGGCGAAGTAATCGAGTTCGGCGCCGGCGACCTTCGGGCATCGGCATCGGCTTATGACCCTGGGATCCACGAAGCCCCGGTCGTAGTCGGACATCCCCGAACGGACGATCCGGCGTACGGCTGGGTAAAAGCACTCGAGTATTCGGACAACGGCCTTTTTGCAACCGTGGGCCAGGTGGATCCGGAATTTGCCGGCCTGGTTCGAGCCGGCCGATTCAAGAAGATTTCCTCCAGTTTTTACGCGCCCGATTCGCCTCAAAACCCGGCCCCCGGCGTCTATTATTTGCGCCACGTGGGCTTTTTGGGCGCGCAGCCTCCGGCCGTTAAGGGACTCAAGCCGGTGTCTTTTGCCGCGGGCGAAGAAGGCATGATCGAATTTGATATCAATATAAGCCAAAGGAGGGACCATCGGATGACAACCAAAGCATCGGAATTTCACGAGGGGACCGGCAGGCGCGCCGGCGGCATACTCAGGCGGATCCGGGAGCACATCCTGAGAAAGCACGGCCAGGACGAAGCCGACGAGACGGTGCCCAGGGAAGAGCTTGAGCGGCTGGAAGAGGAAGCGCGCCGCGAGGGCGAGAGCGTGAGGACGGAGCGCGAAGAGCATGCGGCGACTCATCAGCCCGGCTATGCCGAGGTGAGCGCCCTCCAGCAAAAGGAGGCCGACCTCAAACGCCGCGAAGCCGAATTCGCCGAGAGGGAGAAGGCGTTCGCAGACAGCCGGAAGGCCGCCGTGCACGATTCTCACGTCGACTTCTGCGTCCAGCTCGTCAAAGACGGGAAAATGCTCCCGGCGAGCAAGGACAATGCCGTGGCGATTCTCGATTACGCCGCCGGCGAAGGGGCGCCCAGCCTTGAGTTCGGCGAGGGAACGGACCGGGTGAAGATGGTCCTCTCCGAGGCCGTGAAGCTGCTCCTGGCGAACCAGCCCAAGGCCATAACCTACGGCGAGATCGTGAGGCCCGGGGATGCCTTGCCTGATGATGAAGACGGAATGCGGGAAGCCAAGGTCCGTGAGTACCAGGAAAAACACAAGGACGCCACATACAAAGAGGCCATGCTCGAAGTGTCGAAGGAATTCCCGCAACTCTTCGGCCTGGCCGTAAAGCCCAAAAAATAGTGAACAGTGAGCAGTGAGCGGCGAATAGCGTACTCCCTGCTCCGGCTCTTGAAAGGAGCGCATATGATAGGCCCGACCACAGGACTCGAAAAAGAGGTCAGCACCACCGGAACCATCGCACAGTTCACCCTGGCCACGCCGGCGTCGGACGACAACACGATGGAGGCGGCCTCCGGCCCCTCGGCTTATATCGCGGGGGTCTTCCAGTTCGCGCCGACATATGACCAGCCGCAGGTACGGCTGAGGATGAGCGGCGTTAGCTGGGTCAATCTCGGCGTGGGCGGCGCGACAAGGGGCAATCCCATCACGAGCGACGCCAGTGGAAACGGGATCGTCGCCAGCCCGGCAGCCGGGGTCAACAACTATATCGTCGGCTACGCAATGGGATCGGGAGTGCAGGGGCAGCTCATACCCGTGCACATCAATCCTCAGCGCATCCAGGGATAGGCAAGTTAATGCCGGGAGCGGCGCCGCCCCGGCGTTCCCCCGCCCTAAGCGCCGATTCGGGCGGGGGCGAACGCGTAGAACAGTAGGCCT